TTCTGGTATTAAATCTATCAATACACTTATCGGAGCAAAAATCTTTTTCTCGCATTAAGATTGATAAATTTCGTTTACACTGTTTACATCTTTTTTTCATAATAATGTTGGGTAAAGTTATGTGCGACCTTCTAGTATACAATAAATAGCACACTAATATTAAAAAACAACCCACAAATTAAAGTGGGTTGTTTTTATAAACTAATGTCTACGCCGGTACTGCTTAAGCCGTGAACGTCGCGCCTGTCGGAAGAATATTAAATTCAAGTGAAATGAATTCCGCAGACCTTGTTGGTTGGAGATAAATCTGACCAACTAAAACATTTCTATCAATTAAATCTGGTGTATTATTTTCGCTAGACATTTCAACTCTAAAGGCAAATAATCCATTACGTTCCTGCACCGAGGCCAAGTACGGATTCACGATATTCAAGAATCGGTTACGGGTAGCGTCCACATTTTGTTCGAATACCAAGTACCGTGATGCCGATGCAATGAACTTCTTCACGGCAATCATCAAACGACGGACATTGATACGATCTAGCGCCGAGGCTTGACGTTGTAATGTCTTCTGACCCCAGACCGCAATACCCGTCGCAGGGAACAAGGCGATTGGATTCACGCGACCTTCATACAGCACATCACGATTACCCTTATCCAACCGAGTACGAACCTGCAAGGCTTGTGAAATGCCACCACGATTCAAACCGGCTGGTGCAAACCATTCTGCGCCAACACGATCATTGAATGCATAGACTGACGGAATCAAGACTGACGGTGGCACCCATACTAATTTATTGGTGGCCGCATCCCGAACCTTCATCCATGGGTGATACGTTCCGGCATAGCTAGTATCCAAATCCTGCACAGCATTGACCGCAGAATCAGCCGTAGCACCTAAGACATCACCATCGATGACTACGAAGCAATCACCGCGACCTTCCGCCATACTAATTGCTTCACTGACCACGTAGGAGTGCTGTGAATAAACGACGCCGGGAAGGACGACTAAATTAATATCCCACGCATCAGCATTGGCAAGAGCATCAATCGCTCGCTTGTATGCCACTGCACCGGACTTGGTAGAATCGGATAGGTCATACCCTTGGGTGTTAGTCGATACGAGTAGAGCACTCGTGTTACGTACGACGGCGGGGTTCTGCCCATCAAACCCACCTTGGAATCCGACTGTGTATCGACGGAAGGTGACACCATTATTTGCTGAAATATCAATTAAATCTTGTGCAGCTAATGTTTCAAGTAAATCGAAACCAACATCACCTACTCCAGATGCCGTAACACCAACTTGTCCAACTGACCCTGACGGGAGCGCCTTCATATATGACGCAGTAGTGGCATCATCGAGATTCAATCCATAATACAATCGCGTGTTTACAATTGGTACGGTTGAATTCTGCGGCAATGTATACCGAGTCGTCACATAGGATGGAGCCGGAACATTTGCTGCATTCAGTGTTGGTGATAGGGCAGCAAATCCATATGGAAGCGCAGACAATGGAGCACCATCAAGTCCATCGGCAACCTCAAGATAGAGATACTGTGAATTGTTCGGCCATTCCCCATCTAGATAAATATCATTATTGGCATCAATGACTGTACGTGATGTACCAATACGACGCGCAACATAATTTACAGAGTTCTGATCTAGCGTTAGATTATCATACTGCTCCAACACACTGATCTTGGAATCTGTATCGCCCATGGCTCGTACAATAACAGAGAATGTACCGTAATCTGTCGCCAATACTGCGGGGCGAATGTTTCCAATCGATACTTTCACATCGGTATTGGCAGCAGTCCCATCGGAAAGTGTCCAGAAACGGAATAGTTGATACGGTTCCGATCCAATTCTCTGTGACCGAATCCATGGCGTCCGTGCATTACTATACGCACCATTGACAGAACCAGAAAAGTTTAATTCTGTCGTCGCATCAATTAATGATAATGATCCAGACCCGACCAATGCACCCGGTACGGCATTTAACGCATTCGGATACACTGCGTAGACAAATCCATCCGCAACAGCATCCGCAGAAGTACCGAGAACACTTGCAAAATAATTTGGAGAGGTTGGATTAATCGACATGCTACCATACGTTTTTAGTCCACTTGATCCAGACAGTGACAGTGCAAAGCTCAACGGAGTTCCTGTGATGGACCCCGAGGTTAACGTTACACCAACCTGTGATGGATGTAGCACCGCTAACGTCTGTGACCCGAAGCGCAATACAAGTGAATTATTTACCGTTGGACTATAGCCATTCAAGCCAAGCACACGCACAACGGTGGCTGATGCTGCTTCGCTCAAATATGTTTGTACTGCGGTGGGGGTATAAAAATCTGGCGTGGCACCACCGAACGTACGTTGAAAATCTTCAGGGGATTCTACAATGACAGGGCGAAATGCTGGACCTTTCGCGGTGGGTCCAATAAATGCCGCACCAATTTCAGCAATACCTTGTGGCAAAAATGACAGATCATTTTCGCGGGTAAATATTCCGGGCGATACCATACGCTCCATAATTTGTTCTCCTATATGGGGTTAACTATTTTAATCCAACCTTTATAATCAATTTTGTCACTAAAAATCCAACGTCTAAATCCACTTTTCTCAAGCTTATTATCTCTACAAAACTTTTCAAGATTTTCAAGTTTTTCATATACTACACCATCAGGAGAAATAACACCTTGATATATTTTTAATCTAGAAGGTTGATTTACACTATAATATTTCTCTACACCTTCTGTAATTTTTTTGCGATGTTCTACAGTTTGCTTACGTCCTTTGGGCCATACAAATCCCTGCTTCATCGGTCTATCTATATGATGATACCCTTTATGAGAATATCTATCACCATAAAATACTTGGCGCATAGATTTTGCATGTAACTTGTTATCTCTACAAAATTGTGAAAGATTTTTAATTGGTTCTACTGCACATCCCGTAGCATCAATGAATCCATTCCATGTTTTAGAATATACCGATCCTTTTTGCCCACCTTCGCTTAAGTTATATCCATGTTCTATACTTTGTAGTGTACTAATATAATATATTTCTGCGGCATCTAACATATGTTTGTCAACTATTTCTTCTAATATTTCTACTTTAAATACATTCTTTCCCAATACGTTGAAATCATTCTGGAGCTTATAATTAAAATGTATATTATTTCGTAGCATTCTCATATGATCCGTAAATCTATTTCTTACGGGTACTATAGTTTGCCCAACATATACTTTAGAATTTACCGTATTTATAATTTTATAAATTACCATACTTATTCGTCTGGCGTAAATTCACCTGTTTCAATATTTACTTGACCAGTCGCACCGAGCTTTGTCTGTAACTCTATAATACTGTCACTTCTAATTCTTTCTAATTCAAGCATCTCAGCATCTAGATTTTCTAGTTGAGTTTTTAATAGTAATTGGTCATACCGAATCTCTCCGTATGTCCGCGTTAGTCTCGTATACTCCGCTTCAATATCTTTTAATTTCTGTAGATCGTCTTGTGCTAGTTGCATCGGTATAACCTCTTTGTGGAATAATCTCTTGTATAAATAGTAGAAATCATAACCAAACTACAACCTTATACATATCAAGGAATATTATTTATATTGTTTACCGCTTCAGTAAAGAATATTTTCTTTTTTGCTGTAAAATATTCAGTCGTAGTGGACGATAGGTTGAAATTTTTAATAGCGCGTTCCGGTAGGAGATATGCGGAGACTTTCATCTGAAACGTTGTGCGAATAATGCGATCTGAGTCAACCGGAAGATCAGATTGTGACACAAATTCATTGATTGATACCCGAAATTTATAGTTGTTTCGTACACCCCAGAATTCTTCAGCTTCGACGTTAATTTGTTCAATGAGTTCATCCATTTGTTGTTGGTATTCCGTCCATAGGATCACTTCATAGCTCAAGTCCATGTAGTCCGGAATCATAATATTATTCATTCGTTGTGATGGGGTTATTCCATTCTGTACCGCAAATTTATCATATACATTTCGCCCATTCCATCCCGTATTAACCGTAGAATACACGTATTTATTATTCGGATTTGCAGGTTGCCCCCGAGAGACGCTAGTACGACGTAATACAATAAGCGGAGTCAATAATTTTTGATTATTAGCGTCTCGCAGATATCCATTTTGACGAATTGTAGCCCATCGCTCAGGCGTTCCGTATAACACATCTACCGGCTTTGCAATAGTATCTTCAGTAATGGATGGCTTAATCACATCTCGCATATAGTTCAATAAAATCTCATTAATACGTTCTAATGAGATTTGTATAGGCTTGGCCGATGGGGTATCCGTGGCAATTTGATGTGCCCGATTTTCCCCTTCTTCGGTTGGTGGAATATTGCCTAGTGTTAGGCGATCAGGTTGTGTCATGCTTGCGGCCTCTCAAGTTGGAGACTGGTCTTACGTGATAGATGTGTTTCACATATAATAGAGTGATTCAATTCTTCTCGTCCTGCATAGAGTTGATTTTCGTTGACATTATTAATTTCCCAATAATCATTAAAAAATTCAATAATATCTCCTGTCTCTGGATAGATATTACGATCTTGACATTCTTGTCGTAGTAACGAGAATTCACATTTTTGTACAAAGTTAATTGTCTGCATATCTGCAAGTGGACTCTGTTGCTCACGTTTAATAATTGCAGGAATTTGCACACCAACATACCACACTTTTGACTGTGATTCGCCGTAGCTATTGACTTGGGTGATTTCCTGATTGAGCTTATACAATACAACGGGAGTGTCGATAATAGTATTGACTAATTCTCGGTTAATCCGTAGCATCGTGTGATAATCTTGTGGTGTCGTGAATCGCATGGGTTACCCGATATAGAAGAAGGTGGGAACTTTCTGTAAAATCAATTGAGAATTTTCTTCATTCTCTTTCATCTTTTCCATTTGTTCCTTACGCCCTGTTTGTTCTAGCGTCTCTCGTAATTGTTCCCACAACTTATCTTTTTCGCGCTCTGCTTCTTGTCGTAATGTTGCCCCATCCAATCGAACCTCTGAATTAGGGATAGGAATATTTTCATACTTCGACAGAATTCGACCAAGGGATTCTTTCACAAGTGCTAACGTATACCGCCGAATCCACCGCTTGCCCACATCATTAATATTCATATATAACATATTCTTGTATGGTGCATTTGAATAATCTGATACAATATTCTGCGCGGTACTCGTTGAATTAGACCCCGATACCTGTTGTGCGAATTTATCTTTTGTGACGCTATATTGAAACCATACCCGAGTTGCACCACTAGGAACAGGAAATAATTTGAGTTTATTATTAACTATTTCAAAAGAATATTGTGAGCGTCGAACTTGATCGTTAAATTCAATAGCTTGCGTTCGTAATAATGTTTCAAAGATCGGCATCATCAATAAGACACCACCCGCCCCATTTGCACCACCAACGGCATTCAAGCCACCATCATATCCCGCCCAACCAAACTCACCAAGTACGGCGGTCTGTCCATCACCGGGGCCACCGAATGCGCCAGTACCATACCCAAATCCACCACGAGATACAGCGGGAGGAAGTGCATGAAATACCCGTCGAATTTCTATACGATTGCCACTTTCAGATACTGCGCCCCACACTTGTTGAAGGTCATACTGCTGCTGTCCCGCTACACAATCAATATAGCCCTTCTTCCAATCAACTTTACCACCCGTACCCGTCTCCGTGCCATATGCCTGTGATAATTCAATGACAAACGGGAGTGGGGAACCTTGAATGACTTTACCTGTAAAATTACTGTTGGATGTGGTGGGAACTCCTTGTAATACGAGCATATTTTCTCGCATATTAAATTCGTTCACTTGGGCACTATACTCTGTAATTGATTCTTCAAAACAATCATATAATTGACCATCCGTCATTTCAATTGCCATGACCGGATACCCTAAACGACTACATGCCCATGCTGCAATTTTTGGGGCATCTTCTACGAATGTATCATCATCTTCATATAATCCAAGAGATGTATTACCTACGGGGCTACTGCCGCTGCCAGCCCAAAAAATCGCCGGAACTAAGTTCATAATAATTCTCAGAAAGGAACATCTATTCCTATAAATAGCTTACACATCAACAGAACCACAATTTAAAATATATTTATGATGTCCAGTCTCCCAGACCCTACGATATCCACGAGATTTCATAATTTCAGATTCACTCATGGTAGCGTCAAATCCTTTTTCAATGAGACTATATTTTGTATACGAATATCTATACAAGAGTGAATAACCAGTGGATTCAATATAATAATAGTTTGGCCGAGAGGTAGAATCATAGGCGAATCCTGCCTGTTCATATACGTTACTAGTTTTCTTAGAGAATCTACCATGTGCGTAGCTAAAGATTTGAATAGGAGTATGATTTTTAATAAACCATTGCAACATTTTTGAAAATCCGCCCCGAACTAAATAGTGTGTTGCGGTTACAAATCTAGATAGTTCATACACATCAGGAGTTGATCTACCGCCCATATGTACACGAGGTGAAGAGAACGTCATTACGGCTACCAGCTCATCCTTATGAAACGCACCGATATGATATTTAGCATTCGCAAATCCTTGAATATGATATTTATCAAGGAACGGTCGGGTTAATTCTGAACTAGTTAGACGGATATCTAATTTGCGACCAGAAATTGCACATAAAGGTCTGGTATATTTGATACTATGTAAAATTTTATTAGTTATAATAGAATGTTTCGTGTACCATTCAACGTCCAAAATGAATAGCACATGCACTCCCGCGTTTGCATATACATTTTGCATATCTACTAATGTAGAACGTGTATGGTTCGCATTGACAAAATCATTATGTTCTTGTATGGTATCTACTATAAAAATTCCAATATTATGTGCAGGAAGAAATACCGTTAATGTATGGTCTACTGTATAGGCTATCTGGAGACTGTCAAGCCACTCTGTTAAGGTGGGAATAGCGGTATGATGTTTGCTAATATTTTCTTCCCACGGAATGATTTGTAGATTGGCAATGTTTCCAATTATTTCCGATGAAATATTTTTATGAAATCCTTCATATATCGAAACAATATGATCAAGTTGATGTGCTCCATCAACACCATTTAATCCACGAGTCTTATCAGAATTAGGAAGAATAGAAATATTTTGTTCACGGGTTATCTTCATCACATCGACGCGATATTTATCAAATTCTGGTTTGTTCCCCATATAGACATCATACGAATCATACCCTGCCTTGGTTGCTGCCATCTTTTTCGTATGATCTGGGGTGATGACTTGTTTCCACGTTCTATCATATACATAATTCGCACACTTTGCGCATACTGTATTATCTCGTATTGCTCGCTTCATTCCATCCGATCTACGATAATACATCACTGCATTACATTTTGGACAAGATTTAGAAAATTTACCGTCTCTAGTATTCGTGCCACGAGTTTTTCCCGAATATTTTCTACCAATTAAAGCCTGACTAATTTGTTCTTTTTGTGCATCAGTCATGCCGTCATTCTTACAATGAAAACATTTTCTATTATTACCTTCCGAACGAAGTTTACTCGTTTCGGTTTTATAGAAAAGTTGAACCCCACATGAAGGGCACTGACGGGTCCATGGGCCTTCTATTGCCCGCGACCATGCTCCTCTTGGCGTTCCCGTCTTAGTGTCGCTCATAGATTTTATGCCACACGTACGGCATAACTTATTTTCTTTTTGCAGTCTATCCCGATTTGCTTTTAATGTATGACTAACTTCAATATTACATTTAGGACAATTTCTCTTCCATTCACTCATACCATGTACTACTCCATTAGAGGTGTAACCATACATAGTATGAA